TACAAGGGCTGCTAAAACTGTGTATAGTCCCACAGCTATTGCAAGAAACTTTCTTGGTGCTGGCTGGATGGCTGCAGGGGCAGGATATTTTAGACCGAAAACTTTATTAGAAATACCAAGGGTTTTTCGGGGGATGTCTTATAGGATGAGTGATAAAGAGCTTAGAGCAGAAATGGAAAAGGGAGTTGCTCTTGGTTATATTCAAAGCGGTGTTGATCTTGGAACCTACAGAGAGGCTTTAAAATTAGGAAGTAAAAAAGAATTCTGGAACGGAGCAGATCAGATATATAAAGGAGACAAGACTTTAAAAGATAAGGCTGTTTCTATAAATACCAGTGCGGTTAAACTCTATCAATTAATGGACGATATGTGGAAACAGATGGCTTTTATTAATGAAAAAAATACATATAGAAAGATACTTTCAGATCAGTTTGGAGAAGGCTATCCAGATCAGGTTGCCAGAAGGATGAGGTCAGGAGATGGCGAGGAGATTATAATTACAAATCTGGATGAGTATGCAGCAGATATGGTATCCAGACATATGCAGAATTACGCAGGGGTTCCTCAGTTTGTAAGGTATGCAAGGCTGCTTCCAATGGCAGACTTCCTTGCCTTTACTACAGAGCTAATGAGAACTCAAACTAATATTTATGGTACAGCATTAAGAGATATAGCACAGGGTAGTAAGCTTCTATCACAGACTGGTGGTCAGAGGGGAGGTACTCAACTTAAGGCAGGATTAACAAGAGCAGGTTCTGTGATTAGTGTAACTGCTGCTGGTACTGCATTACCTTATACAGCTGCTGATTTAGCTGCAGTATTTGGAGCTACACATAGAGGACATATAAATTTTAGTTTAGCACAGAGGTTATATAATTATGCATCCGATCATTGGTTTATGTTTAGCACTCCTATACTTTCTAACGGGGGAACAACTCGTGGCTTACCTATTAGCTGCTTTCTCAATTACGTACCTGATTCGAGGGATGGTCTTTCTGATCACTATGATGAAAACATATGGCTCGCAAGTTCAGGTGGAGGTATCGGTGGATATTGGGGAGATGTTAGGAGTGATGGTGTGTCAACTGGCAATGGTTCTCGTTCTACTGGATCAATCCCGTTTATGCATGTCGTAGATTCTCAGATGCTTGCCTTTAATCAAGGCACTACAAGAAGAGGAAGCTATGCAGCTTACTCGGATATATCTCATCCGGAGATTGAAGAGTTTATTAACATGCGTAAATCATCAGGTGGAGATATCAATAGAAAGAATCTTAACTTACACAACGGAGTAAACATTACAAACGAATTCTTAGAAGCTGTTAAGACTGATGATGAATGGAGATTGATAGACCCTAAGACTAATGAGCCTACTAAAGTTATTAGTGCTAGAGAGTTATGGATGAGGTTACTTGAGACTAGAGCAGAGACTGGTGAGCCTTATCTAATTAACATTGATAGATGTAATGAAGCTCTACCCAAAGGACAAAAAGATTTAGGATTAGAGATCAGACAAAGTAATCTTTGTTCAGAAATTACTCTACCTACAAATGAAGAAAGGACTGCTGTGTGTTGTTTGTCTAGTGTTAATTTAGAATACTATGATGCATGGAAAGATGATGAAAAGTTTATAAAAGATTTAGTTACTATGCTTGATAATGTGTTAGAACATTTTATTGGAGAGATAGTACATACAGAAAAATTAGGTGGTTATACTGCAAATTATAAAAGGTTTAAAAGTTATGTTAAAGAAGGTAAAAAAGGTTTGGTTAAAGCTGCGTACTCCGCATATAGAGAACGATCAATTGGATTGGGTGCAATGGGATTCCACTCCTATCTCCAAAGCAAAGGATTATCTTTCAATGGTCTACAACAAACTGGGATTAACAACACGATCTTTTCTAATATTAAATCCAAAGCTGTCCATGCTACTACAGTCCTTGCGGAAATGCGTGGTGAAGCTCCTGACATACATGGTAGCAATAAGCGTAACACTCATCTGTTGGCTGTTGCTCCTAATGCCAGTAGTTCTATTATATGTGGTGGCACTTCCCCTAGCATTGAACCATATCGTGCTAACGTATATACACACAAAACTTTATCAGGTAACTACAAAGTAAAGAATAAATATTTAGAAAAGTTATTAAAGACTCAATGCAGATGAAAGAGAACAGGTATGGAAAGATATTTCAAATGAAAGAGGTTCAATACAAAATATTAAAATATTTAATAAAGAAGAAAAAGAAATATTTAAAACAGCAGACGAACTAAATCAATTACATTTAGTAGAACATGCAAAGATTAGACAAGAATACATTTGTCAAAGTCAAAGTGTAAATCTTTTCTTCGTACCACCTAAGGCTACAGAATCTCAAGAAGTACACGATGAATTTTTACAATACTTAAATGATGTACATTGGTATGCTATGTATAATTTAAAATCATTGTACTACTTAAGATCAGATGCAGCTAAATCTGCAGAGAATGTAAACGTAAGAATACCAAGAATTAATTTAGAAGACACAGAATGTATAAGCTGTGAAGGATAGAATATGACAGAAGAAAAATTTGATAGAATGTATGAAGGCAGATTTGATGCTCTTAAAAAGAAGTACGAAGCTGAGATAGCTATTGCAAAAACTGAAATAGATACTTATTTTCAATTAAGTGTTGGAGTAGCTGAGCATCCTCACATTATTGAATCAATGGATTTACTATTAGAAAAAATTGCAACTGCTCAAGAAAAACTAGAGTTACTACTCAAGGAGTTTTAATGGAAGATTCATTTAGTGAGTTCTGCAGACGTATGTGGTTAGATCATTGCGATGAAAACAAAACACCACACTCTACAACATACACAGAACAAGAATATAAAAAACAATTTAATAAATGGCTACTGAAAAAGTATGCCGAAGAACAGGAAGAAACATGAGCTTATTAGGAACACAAAATTATTTTAAACCATTCGAGCATCCTTGGATGTTTGATTACTGGGATTTACAACAACAGATGCATTGGATACCCAACGATGTACCACTAAATACAGATGTAAAAGATTGGAACAATCATCTAACAGATGAAGAACGTAACTTAGTTAAACAAATCTTTAGATTGTTTACTCAATCTGATGTAGATGTTGGTGCAGCTTATACTCATAAGTATATGAAATTGTTCAGGAAACCCGAAGCACAGCTAATGATGTCAGCGTTTGCCAACATGGAAGGAATACATCAGGTAGCCTACAGTCAGCTTTTAGAAACAATCGGCATGCCTGACAAAGAGTACAAAGCATTTGCTGAGTATGAAGAGATGGCTAACAAACATGAGTATCTTTTAAACTTTAAACCTACTCGTAAGAACAAACGAGAGATTGCGAAAGCTCTTGCGGTTTACTCAGGATTCACAGAAGGACTACAGTTATTTAGTAGCTTTGCAATCTTGTTAAACTTTCCAAGGTATGGTAAAATGAAAGGCATGGGTCAGATTGTTACGTACTCTATACGTGACGAGTCCTTACATGTTGAAGCTATGACTAAACTCTTTAGAGAATTTGTGAAAGAGAATCCGGATATATGGACTGACGATCTAAAGAAAGAACTGTATGATATCTGTAGAAAGATGGTAGAACTAGAAGATAAGTTTCTTGATTTAGTATTTGAGATGGGTAATCTAGAAGGATTAACTAAGGATGAAATGTATGCTTACAACAGATACATAGCTGACAGAAGATTACTACAGTTGGGATTAAAACCAAACTTTAAACAAAAAAACAATCCGTTGGAGTGGATTGATGAAGTGATAGGTGTTGAACATCAAAACTTTTTTGAAGGTAAAGCAACATCATATATGAAAGCAGGGCTAAGAGGAAATCATGGAAGTTTAACTTTTACGGAATTGCAAAATGAAAAAGAATGAAGCCACATTAATTAGTTACAAATTAGTAATGGATCAAAAAGGAAAAGTGTATAGTGAACGTAGCATTAGTAATATAGATGAAATTGAAGAACGATTTAATCCTATCTTATTTAATACTTTAAAGACTACATTGCGAAGAGCATCGTCTGAACTAGATACTATCCACAACAAAATTGAAGCCGATTTAAATTGTAGGTTACAGTAACGTATAAATTTTTAATGGTTCTGTTTTTCCTTTTACCGGTATAGGTTTCAAAACTTTAAATGGATTAGAGCATTCGGATGTGGTCGCTTTAGTAATAAGAAGATCATGTCCGGCTTCTTTACATGCTGACTCAGTTCGAGCTGCAGTATTCACTGCATCACCAATAGCTGTGTAATCAAAACGTGATTCACTACCCATGTTACCGATCACAGCTTCACCACTATTAATACCAATTCCGATAGCTATAGGATCAATGTTTTGTTTTTCTAATTCTTCATTTAAAGTTATCATTCCTTCTTGAATATCTACCGCACAGTCTACTGCTTTCTGTTCGTGTCCTTCCAAGTCTAATGGTGCTCCGAAGATAGCCATCATTGCATCACCAATATATTTATCTACCATACCACCATGTTTCTGAACAGCATTTTGTTGTACAGTTAATGCTTTGTTCATGACGTAGGTTACATCTTGAGGATCAAGTTTTTCTGACATTGCAGTAAATCCTCTTACGTCTGTAAATAAAAATGTACAATATCTTTTCTCACCACCAAGCTTTAAAAGTTCTGGATTGTCCTGTAATCTTTTTACTTGAGCAGGGTCTAGATAGTGTTCAAATTGTTTCTTGATCTGCTGACGAAGTTTAAATTGTGTCCTATAATTTAAATAGAAAGCTACACTTGCAGTTGCAAACTGTGAGATCAAAGACCACGACACATCTATTAAGATTCCACGCTGAATTAAGTAGTATCCAGAAAACGCTGTTAGAGAACCGATAAGTCCTGCTAATACCAATCCAAGGGTAATACCAAATACGTTCAATACAAGCCAAATACAGGCTACTGAGAGTACAAATATGAGCATCTCTACAGCTATACTGTAATCAGGTATGTAAGGACTGTTTTGTACCAAGATTGACTCGGCTAAAGCAGCTTGAATTTTGTGTGGTTCTAGCAATCCAACCGGTGTACTTAGCTGTGGCATTACACCATTAGCTGTTACTCCAACAATAACAAACTTCCCTTTTACATCCATCTCTTGTAATGTTGTTGAAGGTGTGTCAACCCAACTAATCCACTTACGACCAAGAGAGTCTACAGGTACAGCAGGAATTCCTTTGACTCTAACTTCTTCTATACCATTTTGATTTGTTTTAATTACATATGTATCAGCACCTGCTAAAACTTTTAAGACTTGTGTACCGAACGATGCTACCCAACCATCAGGAGTTCTCATTAACAAAGGTAATCTTCTTACTAATCCATCTACATCTATTGGGGCAGATGCAATCCCTTGAGTTGCTTTAGATTTTAACAAGTCTATATTCTCTACGACACCTGATAATTCATAACCACCTATATCATCTCCTAATATAACTGTTCCTTCTGTTCTAGGAAACTTACCATTCTTATATTCAAACATAGATAATATACTTGGATGTAATTCTAATACATTAGCAAACGCTTCATCACCTCCGAATCTATCAGGCTCACTAAATGCTATAACGTAGCCAACACCCATAGCTCCACGATTTAATAAGTCCATATGTATTTCGGCTAACCTTTGACGAGGTAGAGGATAACCACCTTCTCTTTGTATATCCTCCTCAGTTATGTCAAGTGTTGTAAAGTATCCTGAAGCTGACTGCTCTGGAATTAATGCATCAAAAGTTTTTAACTTCAATACTTCTAGAGGTAGCATATTAAACACAAGAGGAATACCAAGCAGTATTGTAAGTCCTAACCATTGTAATGTTTTTATCATGAGCCTTGCCTTATCTTTATTGTTGATGAACCACCACCGTTTACTTTGATGGTATGAGATACTCCGTCTTGTATTAAGATTAAAGTAAAACTTTCGTCACTACCTGTATCTAATCTAAACGAACTTTCTATATTTCTTCGTAAACTAATTGTCTGTCCTTGCACTATAGTTGTAATTTGTGTATCAGCATCCTGTCCTATCTGTGTACCTACTAATGTAAATCCAGATACATCTTTGAGTTTGTCTTCTTCCTCATCTACTTTTAAGACATCTAATACATCTAGTAAGTCTTCGAGAAAGTTTACATCTAAATAGTTTATATCTAATTCTGTAAACTCTAACTCCGCTTCTGCATCTAAGAAGTCTTCATTTAAATAATCTATATCTAAATCATTAAAGTCTAAAAATCCAGAGGATGAAGACACTGAAACTTCTTGAGCAAACTGTGGGTCTTCCTTTGGAGGTGTCACAATAAGCATGTTATCTATCAAGTCTAATGTCAGATCAAGTATTACCGGCTTACTTGGCGAGTTTTCAAACACTGATACGCTTGTAGCTTGGAAAGGTTTGTTAAGTACAACAGTACCTGTGGCTGTAGATACAAGTATCTCACCACTAGATAAACCTTCTTCATCAGGTAAAAGTATTATTAAAGACCTGCCAAGTTCGTCTACCGTACATGTAAAATCTGTACCACGAATTGCTATGTTTGCTGTTGGTGTTGAGAGATTAATGTTTTCTTTATTAATCTTACCGAGACTACTAGTGACAAATCGTATTGTGCCACTAGCAAACTGTAGAGCCATCTTAGATTTAGATGGGTCTGGATCGTAGATGTATTCGTCTATAATTAACTGAGAATGTTCAGTCAACCTTACACGACTATCATCTAGAAATGTAATGCCTAATCGTCCATTAGACGTTTGTACATTATCGTAACTGTCTATATCAAAAGCTAGAGTAGCATTGTAAGCATCATCTCTTACAACTCTACCCGAACCTTCTAGTTCTGTAATGCTTCCTATATCAGCATGAAGTGGACGTACCACCATCAGACTGAACAACACAGAC